TATTAGGTTTAATGATTGCATCAAATTCTTTTACAGTCTCACCTAATCTATCTCTCATTAACTGCGTTTGGGAGTTATTAGCACTCTCAACGTCATCAGCAATTATAATGTCTGCTCTACTACCTGTTAACTGCCCTGTGATACCCATAGATTTAACTGATGGTGCATGACTGGCTGTAGCAGGTGCTACATCAAATGATACTTTAGAATGTCTTTGATTATCTCTAGGTATCAAGTGTTGTAATAGTGGCATCTCTCCAATTAACCTTTGTGTAAAGGTACTGAAGTCATCTGCTCTAGTTTTACTAGCAGATACTACTAAAATATTTTTTTGTGGATTAAGAAGTAATTGATGACAGACAAAAGCAGAGGTAATCCAAGACTTACCTACGCCTCTAAATGCTTCTATTACAAGTCTCTTTTCGTTTGACTGTAAGTAATCTGCAATATCGAATTGTATAGGTGTGGGGTTAGGCAGGTTTAAGTGCTTCCAACACAAATACAAAAAATTTTTAAAATTCTTTAATCGTTTATCCATCATCAAATGGTACTTCGTCTAAAATGTTATCTTCTTTTTTAGCCAAAGGTTCTTTACTGTATGTTTTACAAACTTCTAAACATACTTTCATTTCTGAAGCTGTTAAATCTTCCCCAGATTTTAATTTCTTATAAGCATGGTTTACCAATAGTTGTGGTAACTCTTTTAAGACTGTTTCTAAATTATTGGGGTCTTCCTTGTCGGTTGTATTTTTTATGGTCTCGTTTTTCATCTTTGTTTAACCTTTTCTTGTGTGTTCGTACTCTTTTCTTTGGTTTCTCTCTAACAACAAAATCTTTAAATTTTCTAGCCATTATTGAAGTATTAATTTTTTAATTGATTTACTTCCGTCTATATTAGTTTCAAGCTCTGCTTGAGATTTAACGCATTGATGGTCTATGTTACCGCCATTACGTTCTGCAATTCTTTTACCTTTTAAACACACAGACATAGATGGCTGTATTCTGTGTTCTTTGATTTCACCATTAACAATCATAAGTAAAGCAACAACAGTTTCAAACATTAGTGTCCTCCATTTCCGTTTGCTCTTACTTTTTCTTTTAAATGTTCAATATCAAACAATGCTTTTTCTAATTGTGATTTAAGAAATTCTATATTGACTTTATTAGTCATGTTTTGTTCTTGAGTTGCAGTCAACTTTTCTACGTCACTGTATAACTGCTCAATAAGCATGAACTGTTCTTGGTCTGTAGGTACTTGCAAACTTTTCTTTAATAAATCATTTTCAAATAATTCTCTTGAAGTCTCTAACGAAGTCAGTCTACCTGTAAGTTCAGTGTATGCGACTACACCTGCTACAACTCCAAAAATTATCATAGCCATATTACGAATTGGCATACTTACAGATGTATTTTCACTAATTTTCATTTAGCAATTTTTCCTTTGTTAATACCTTTTTTAATTACATATTCTCTAGTTCCGTTTGCATTTACTTCGACTTCTTTTTTAAGATTTTTAAACAGAGACATTTCTTTATCTTTATGTTCTTTATTTCTTGTGAACTCTGTTAGCTTTTTTGTGTCTCGCATGTTTTTTAGGTTTGCAATTAGGAAAGTCAAAAGTGTAGACATCATCTACAATCTTATTTAATTTCTCAAACACTCTGTCGATAGAACCGAAGAATGCGTAGAGAAACTTATCAATCATTTTTTGCCTTTAAATATTTGTGTTCCCTTAATTCCATAAATACTCGCCACGACTAAAATCCAAAGATTTGTAAACCATGACGGAAGCTGTTGGAATTGTTCAAAAAACTCTTTAATTTTTTGTGATGCGTTTGGGTCGTCTGAAAATACTCCCCAAGCAATTACCAAAATTGGCAAAGTTAAAATTATAAGAACCGCCTCATCTTTCCAGTCTGATTGACGAGCTTCTAGTAATTTTCCAGAGTATTCTAATTCCCCTGAAGCCATTTTTTCTGCGTGTTTAGCTTGTGCATTAGCCATCATCATTTGTGTTTCTTTTTTCTTTTTATAAACGTGTTGACCTGCGTTAATCGCTAATTTAATTGCACTAAACCACATATTACATTGCCCAAAGAATAACTGACCATATTACAAATAGTGTAAAAAGTTTTTTATTTGTATTACCCCAGTATATTACTGCTTTGTCTTTCCAAGTTTTTGGTGTGTAACCATATATTATCATGTTGTCTCCTTTTTGATTTCGTTACAAAAATATGAAACGTATAATTTTTCTTCGTTCATTTTTGTTTCGTATCTTTCTGTAAATGTAGTTATTATTTTTGCACCACCATTTACACATTCAGTCCAACTGTTGTATTCTGTTGGTACAGTTGCAGTGTTATTGCAAAATCCAGTAATTGCAGAGCAAATACTAAACGCTAGTATAAATTTCATTCAATGATGTATTTGTAATTATTTAAAGTTGAAATAACCTAGTATTCCAACAACTATTGTTCCTATAGTTAGGATAACTTTAAGTCCACCCTTACCCATAGAAACATCTTGTCTTAACGACTTAATTTCTTTTTTCATTTCTTCTATGCTTTTTAGAATGTTATTCATTCGTTCAGCACAAAGTTTCTCATGTGAAGAAAGTCTAACACCAGTAGCGACTTCGCTATACTCTTTTGGTGTTATCTTTTTTCTAGCCATTATGCATCAATACCTATCCAAAATAATCCTCTAATTTGTAAAGTATTTCCTGTATCTGACCAACCTGCTAATCTAAATGTCCAATAATTGCTACTAGCAATATCTCCACTATAATCATATTGACCACTATTAGATGGTAAATAACCTGCGTTAGAAGTATTACCATATTTTGCCCACAAATCATCATAGTCATCTGAAGAACCTACTCCATGTTCACCACCTATATTAGTATTAAATCTATTGTATGTAGTATTGCTACCATTAGCAGTAAATTTTATTACTCCCAAGTTTCTAACACCATTTGAATGACTTGTATCGTGACCAGTTTGAAGAATAGTCAAATCTTGTGAATAATTATGACCCCAGTTTCCTGAACCATCATCTGTACTTTGATAATCAAATCCCATAGAAAATCTATTGTTACCATCTCCATTACTTTGTTGCCATAATTCTGAACCTAAATACCAACCATTTAAATCTGATAATTGTAATCTAGGATTCCATATCCAAGATACACCTGAACCAGAACTATAACTTTCATACAAAAAATCATCTTTAGATGTACTTAAAACTTTTGAACTTAAATCTGCACTACCATCTCCTGTTAAAGTTGTAGTACTTGCACCACCCCCATGTTCTCCATAAGCTCTATTAGGTAAATTATCTGGTGTCCATCTTTGCCAATGAACTCCATTTCTAGTATTAAATCTGCAATAGCAATTTCTAGCAGAACCACCTGTCCAAGTATTATTCATATAATAAGCACCATCTGTTGTGTACCCTGCATCATATAATTGTTTAGCTGATGTTGCAGGATTTGCAGATGAACCAAGAGCAGGTTTAACAATAAAACTAAATGCTCTATCTGTGTTTTTACTTCCTGCTGTTGCTCTACCTGTAAATGAAACTGTTGTATCTGAACCAACATCTGTAGGATTACCAGATATAACTCCACTATTTGATAAAGCTAATCCTGCACCAGAAATATTTGTTGCACCAGTTTCAGAATAAGTAACTGCATCTCCTTCTGCGTCTGTTGCAGAAAGTGTAAAATGATTACCAGTAATATCGTGATAAATAATTCCTAATGAACCTGCCGCAGTATTCCATGATGGTGCTGAATCTACATTAATTAAACCAGAACCAGAAGTACCTGCTTTACCACTAGCAGAAGTAAATTTAATTTTATATGGTTCTTTAGCATTTAAAAAACTTGATTTTGTTTTAACTGCTGTAACTTGTGTTGCAGAATTAAATGTTGTTGTGTCTGCATTAAATTCAGAAGCATCATTTGCAACAAAAGCTATTACTCCACCAGAAGTAAAGTCTGTTCCTGTAATAACAAAAGTTTGATTACCACCTGCATTAGTATCAACTTCAGATACATCTACAGAAGTAACTGTAGGTGTTGGTTCTAAAGATAAAAATGAACTAGCACCTCTACCTTCAAAAAATCCTGTAGTAGAATTATATCTCCATTGACCTGTAGTAGACCCTCGTTGTGCTGTTGTACCAGAAGCTACTTTAGTACCTTCAGTACCAGTATCGCTTATGTTTTCAAATGA